ATACAATGCAATATTTGATTGAGTACGTTTTACATCAAAATAAATTAGCTCAACATCTAAAACATTTTCACTCCTATCATTTAAGTTATAATCTTGATCCTGAACCACTTCCTCTAATATATTTTTCAAACCAAACCCAACGTTCCTATTATCAACTAAAGGACCAGTTTGAATTGAATTTTTTATATCGTTTATTTTAATATCTTGTGCAGATATTACAATGCAAAATAATAAACTACTTACTATCTTTATTCCTTTTATGTACTTCATACCATCTTTGAACAGTAAAGCCTATTGAAACTAATAATAATATTATTTTAAGTATATCTTCAACCGAAGTCATTGAAACTGTAAATGCTGATGTGTTCAATGCTAACACTTTTAAATCTTGAGTATCCATTTTATTTTCTTCTTTTAACTGATTTGACCCTTCTTGGTTTTCCTTTTGGTTGTCCCAAGCTTTTCTTTTCTCTGATTTTTTTTGCTTTTTCAGATGAAGACATTTCGCTTGATGTTTTTGGTGTTTTACTTGATACTCTTTTGCTTGGCCTGCAATACGGTACACCTCTGCCGTCGCCTTTTTTACGACCACAAGCTTTACCTGTTCTAACGTCAACCCATTTTTCTTTGAACCAACGTTTGAGCGATGCTCCTTTTTTGGTTTTTCTTACAGCCATTATTTTTTCTTTTTACCTTTGTTTTTTCTACATTTAGCTATAGCTCCACTCGCATATGCGGATGGGAATACTTTATATCGTCTTTTTACTTGATAGTAACACGCATCTTTTGGCATAATTAATTTCTTTTTTGTATTGTTCTACGCGGACTAGATTTTCTAGCTGCAGGTTTTCTTATATTTTTTCGTACTTTAAACTTATTAGCATCCTCTGTCATACCTAACTCCCATTCGCTCCACCCTAAAATTAACGCTATTCTTTGCCATGTTTCAGCTTCTTCTGACGTGGCAGCTTGTATATTGTTAGCTTTTTTTACCGCTCTGTCTAACGGTATATTTGTAAAAAAGGATATTAACTGTGAAGTTGCCATTACCGCAGGATTATCTAAAGAAAATCCTTCCTCTTGCATAGCTTCAGCTTCATATTCAAAACTATAAGAAGCTGATTTAAGTCGGGTCATTTTTGAATCTAAAGGAGGAGTTACGTCAAAAAATTTCCACAAAGTTTCTTTATAGTTTGGTCTAGGTTTTTGAGATCTTTTATAAATATCTGCAATTATATTTTTTAAAGCAATAATAACACTACCCTGTATTCCGCCTCCTTTTAATATAGAATCAAACATGCCCTCTCCGACTTTTGAATATTTTTTTATATCTTCTTCTTCATCGTTTTCATCATTAAAAGCCATAGCAAACATTCCCTGTTGCATTGCATTAAATATAATATTTTGTATCGCTGTATAATAAATTAATTTAGATAGATTAGTTTTTCTATCTCCTCTACCAGCTATTAAATCTAAAGTAGATCTTTTTATTAGTCGGCCATATTGCATAGGGGTATTTGCCCATGCTAAAAACAATCTCCCCGCAGGACTCGCTTGTTGCAAAGATATTCTGTCCGGTCTACTTGACTGCTGGGCTTCTTCTGTTAACTCTCTAAAATCTTTAAACGCTTTTGCTTCTGCTTTTTCTGTGCTTAAGCCTTGTTTTTTATAGGTTTTTACTCTGTTTCGGTACATAGAAGCACCTCCAGAAGCAATAGCAAAACTATCTGCTACTTTTGTAGGTAAAAAACCATTTTTAAGTATAAAACTAACAACACCATTTACCCCACCTTGATTAGCCATATCAGCTATTTCACTTTCACTAACGTTTAATTTCAATCCGCCTCTTCTTTCTTTTAAATAATCAGAATTCCAAATATAAAGAAAATCTTTCCAATATTGAGGTTGATTTGCAAAAGCCTTACCTGCACTTAAAACATTATTATCACCCCAATTAATATAGTTAGCAGTAGATATAGTTTGTAAAAGAGCAGATCGCATATTCAAAAACATTACAACACCAACAGAATTATTAACCCAGTCTAACCAAGCGTTGGCAATTCTATTCCCTCCATATGGTCTATTCCTTCCAGTTTCCATTCTTGATAAAATATCTACCATAGCCTCTTTAAACTTGCCACCAAAAGCAGCTTCCATTTTGTTTAAATTTTTATTAGAAAATATTATATCAACATTAGCTTTCCATTCAGATAGTATTTCTTTTCTTCTAACGGTGTTTAAGCCATTCAGCATATCTGTTGTCATTGTTCCGCTTGACCAGTGTTGTTGAGGGTTTGGATAACCCCTGTCTTTATGGATCAGTATAACTTGATCGGCAAAAGATTTTAATTCTTTATCGTTTTTTATTATTTTAACTAAACTTTTTTGATCTGCTTTAGATAAACCCGGAATACTCATGCCCTGTTGATCCCATATATACGTTCTTACTGCGGTTTCATAAGTAAAGCCTTCATTCGGTATGAATTTTTTTAATTTTTTAGGAACTTTGTTTATTTTTCTCTTTAATGCTCTAAAATCATTCATTAAGACCATACGGTCGGCATTAAGCTTATGCATGGCTTTAGAGTATGGATTAAGCAAATGCTTTTTAAACCAAGCCATTTGTAAATCTCCTAATTTCCCTTTTGATAAAAATTTATATAATAAACCTACAAAGTCTTCGGCAGATGGCGCTATATAAAAATTAAATTTACCTTTTCTTGCACCAACTATTTTTGATTTTTCAATTGAATAAATTTTTTGAGATCCAATACCTGTTTTTTCTTCAATTATATCATTTATACCTTTATCTAATGCCGCTCTACTAAAAGAACCTTCTGAAACTTTTTCGCCTAATAAATTTATTCCTTCAGTATTTTCTAAATTTATTGGTGAAGGATTAAGCTTAGCAGGTTGAAATATTTTAGCTTCAGATTTGAAACTAATTCGAACTCTTTTTCCTTTAAACCCTTTAATAATTGTAGCCGCTCCAGATTGTTTAAAACCAAGAGGCATTAAGAATTCAACATTAAATTCTTTTGTGCCTAAACCATATTTATCAATACCTAAATGATACAGTCCTTTATCTCCAATTTGTATGTAGTACATGTCTTTTGCATTATAATGATCTGCAACTACTTTTGAAGACATTTTTTTATTTATTTTTGTAAGCAACTTGTAGCTTTCAGACTCTTGAACTTTTTGCCAAGTTGACTGAGCTATATGCGTTCCCAAGGGAAAACTATTAAAATTAGTTTTTTCTATTTCATTTATTTGGTCTAATATGTTTTTAATAAAAGGCAAAGATTGATTAACCATAGATTCGAACAATTCATAATTTGATAATTCGTTTTTATTTACAACCTTATTATTTTTTAAAAATTCAATTTTAGATTGGTTATTGTTAAAGCTAACTTTAATACCTGTTTGACCAAATAAAGCTTTAGAATTTAATTTTGCTTCTATGTTTACTTTTATATCATTTATTAAAAGCTGTAAGTCTGCTGCCGTAGAATCATACGCTGCTCCACTTTTTAGTATTTTTATTACACCACCTGCTTTTGCAATTTTGTCTAAAAGCAATTCCTCATATATAACCCCGCCAAATCTATTACCTTTGATAATCCCTTTTGCGTGCATAGTCCTAACAAAATCTTTAACTACTTTCGGCGCTTTATAATTATTAAATTCATCACTGTCTAATTCAATTTTAGATAACTCTAAAACTTTCGATTTACTAGCTATTGCAGATTTAGAAAATAACCTTTCATCTTGCAACATTTTTTCCCCAGCGTATCTGTCAGCCTGCGCGGCTAGTTTATTTAATTCATTTTCAATTATAATATTTTCTACAACATCTGTAGCAACTGATGGCGCTAATTCACTTATTGAATTTAATTCTTTTAAATTTTCAGTAGTAATAAAATCACTAATAACTTTAGATGTTAAATAATTACCTATAATTTCAGAAAGTATTTTTTGTTTTTCAATAATAGTTGTTGGTCTGCCCTCTGTAAAAAATTTAACAAATTCCTTTTTGTCAGGTTTAGGTATTTCATATATTGGATTGCCTTCTCGTGTTTTTTCTCTACGTATTTCTTTTATTTTAAATAACTTACTATATCTTTTCTTTATGTCTTTTATTGGAAAAGCATCTATTATATTTTCAAATTGTGATACTAATATAGATTTATATTCGTTAGGAACCACAGCAACTCTTTCGCCTGCTGTGTTTTTAGTTTGAGTTATTTTACCAAATTTATTTACTATAGCTTGTCTTACACTTGTTTTAACAAATTTTTCAATATCAAAAGACTTTAAAGTGCCTTTTCTAACTTGTAATTTTATTTCTTTATTAAAGCTTTCTTCAATAGTTTTTACAATATCGCTTGAGTTTTCAAATATTTCATTAGCTAAATCATCAAGTTTTATTTTTCTATTTATGCCTTTTTCTTGTTTTTTATTAATTTTAATATTTTGACTTGATGAAGTTTTTTTAGCAACATCTTTTCTTATTGTTCCATCTTCGTTTTCTATACTTTTTATACCAGCTTCTTTAAAATTGTAATTCATTGTTTCCAAAGCTCTTCTTTTAAAAAAAGTATTTATATAAGCGGCAACATTATTATATTTTTGTTTTTCAGATTCAAACGATTGAACTAACCCAAGTACATTTCTGTTTTTTGAATCAGCCTTTTGAGATGGAAGCTTATCATAAAGTATTTGAGCCCTAATATCTTCTCTGTTTCTATCAATTAACGCTTTTTGTTCTTCAGATAAGTTAGGGTTATTTTTAAAATCTGTAATATATTTTTCGGCCATGCCGGAATATTCCATAGCAATGTTTAGTCCTGCTTGAGTTTTATCAGAAGAATCATTATATATTTTATTTACTTTAGCTACTTTTTCGTCAGCTATAGATAAACTACCTTCAACAGATTTTGAATCAGTTACCTGAGAAATAACACTAGACGACAACTCTCCGCTCTTTATATTTTTAGAATATTCTTTCATAAAATTATAAACTCCTTTTCCATCTTTAAAGTTTATATTTTCATATCCAAATAATTTTAAAAGATTTACAACAGCATTACCAATTTTTGTAAACACATTTTCATTAAATTTTATTTCCCCAGACTCTATCATATCTGAAAAATTAGTTAAATACTCTTTCGCATACAGGTCTGCACTTTTATTGTACCCCCTTGCGACCATATTATTTTCTAATATATCTAATGTTTTTTTATCGAGCTGTGTTTTAAAATCTTCTACTAAACTATTAAGGTTATCAATTTTTGCATTAGCTAATATACCGTGAAGCAATTCATGACCACCAACATTAATTTGTCCTGTTTTTGCTGCGGCACTTTTATTTATATATATTTTATTACCCTCTATATAGCCTCCAATTAAATCAATTTGTTTTTTATCTTCTTTAGATAATTTTATACCATCTTTTTTTAATTCATTTTCAAAAGAAATTGAATCATCTAAAACTACTGTATTTAAACCAATTTTACCGCCTTGTGTTTCAGCAAATCTTATTGTTTTTGCTACAGTTCTTTCTTCCGATGCTTTTTGTACTGCTTCATCTTGCTTCGCTTGGTTTACTTGAGCTGTTGTTCTTCTACCTCTCCCTTTATATTTATCTGTAATTTCTTTTATTTCGGTATTTATTTCGGTAACTAGATTTTGAGCAGTTTTACTTTTATTATCTTTATATTTATTTCTTTCTTTTTCTAATTCAAAAAGAGCTTCTCTATCTTTAGAATCTGTTACAATAGAAGGTATAGTTGACTCTAGGTATATATCCGCTTGCTTGTTTTCTATAAAATTTTTAAATTCTACATCGCCTTGTACGTCTATATCTGCAGCCGCAATATCTTCAGCTCTAGTATTAGGGTTTGTAACAAATTTTAATATTTCTTTTCTGGTAGATTTTTTACCATTTACTTTATAAGATTTTTTAGCAAGAATATCGGCCACATTAATAACACCCTTTAATTCTGCAACACCTTCAAATAAAATATCAGATGTATCCATTTCTTGATCAGCCGCTAATCTACCTGCAACCTCTCCTGTAGAGCCACCAACCGCTTCAACGCCCGCAATAACTGCGCCTTTTTTAGTAGTAGTCATTGCTGTTTTCCCTAATTTAGTAGCTACACCCCTAGATAAACCTAAAGTAGCAGCCTCAACAGCACCAATTGCTAAACCTCTTCCAACAGCCCTTGATTTTATTCTATCAAAAGCATCTGAATCTTCTAATATTTTTCTTACATTTTCTTTATTAAAATCAGCACCATCTAATTCTTCTTTTAATAGTTCAGAAAGAGTTAAACCTGTTTCCATTGCACCAACTAAACCTCCAACAAACCCAGCACCAGCGCCAGTTAATGTTCCTGCTCCTGGTAAAATTGCTGTACCAGCAGTGGCCCCAACTCCCGCGCTTGCAGCAGCTGTTCCAAAAACTTCTTCTGAATCAAAAGCGGATGTGGCCATATTTGCAACAGAGCTAACTATTATTTGTGGTAATACAGCGCCTCTAGTTTGTGCGTTCGCAGATAAAAATCCCCACAATCCTCCACCAGCTTCATCGTATAATTTTTGGTATTCTAACATTTCATCAGAGGTACCAGCATTTTCCATGCGCTCGTTGGCATCGATAAATTTTTGTAAATCTTCATCGGAAATATCATCACCTCTTTTATAAACATCAAAAGCTTCGTCAACAGAGGATCCTGCGGCGGATCCTTGTACCCCAGCCCTATATAAGTCTCCAAAAAAATCAGTTACAATATTTTTACCAAATTGTCTTTCTATAGCTGTTGCTTTTTCTTGTGTATTTTCAAAATCATCCGCTGATCCCGAAAAACCATTTTCTGATGCGAAGCCCGAAGATTGGCCTGATTGTTGTATTCTTCTTTTTACAGGCGTCTCGCTCGCATCCACATTCGGGACACCCGGTTGAAAATTTTCTGCTTGCTGTTTTAAAACCGCTTCAGGAAATAAACTTTCAAAATTTTCTTTATTTTCAGCTTTAACAACAATTTGTTCGCCATTAAGCTCGTAAATAAAATCTTCCATATAATATTATTTGTTATAAGAGTTATATCGCCCAACTATATCATATATCTCTGTAGTTAATTTTACTCCGGTATTTCCTGTTCCCACGTTAGGCAACAGGGATAATACTTTAGTATGGGAATCTAAAGAAGTATTGTTGTCTATTTCCAGCATAGGTTTAAAATTGCCGTTACTATCAAATTCAGGAACTAAAAAACTATTGTCGCCATCATCTATGACCGTAAGCTGATATGCTTTCATTTTGCTTTCATCTCCAATACCTGCCGCTAATTTATTTTTTAATGCTTCTAATTTTTTTCTTAATCTCCCGTTTTTTGCGTTTTTCACGCTATTACCATTTTTTGTTCTTAAAATAGAAGTTTCTCTTGTTCCTTTATCGTCTGATAAAGCTAAATTAATTTCTTTAATTAATTCTTCATTTGTTAAAACGTCAGTAAGATTAGTGCCGTATTTAAACTGATCAGCGCTTTTAACTTGTTTTATCATATCAAGTGCCCCCACATTTCTTCCTGTTAGTTGTTTGCCATCTTTTTCCACTGTAAACCCATCATATGTGTCTAAAAGTGTTTTATATTTTGTTTTAGTGGTAGGTGTTGCCTGCACGGTGTCTAAAAAGTTTGTAACTTTTGTTGTAGTGCCTGTTGGGGTTGTATTTGTATTGGTAACAGTATAAGAATCAACGGACTTATTTAAATCTTCAGCTTGCTTAAACATATCATTAACCAAACCTTCAACTATAAGTTTGTCTTCGTCCTCTGTGCCCTCGTAATTTTCCAAACCTAAAATGTCTTCATAATAAGTTTCATTATCAAAAGTAGGGTCTTTCATTATTTTAGTTATAGACGAGGAACTTTTAAGATAATTTTTAATTTCTTTTTCTGCTCCTTTAAAATTTAAACGGCTATATATTTTATTGCCTATAGGTGTTTTATCATCTATTGTGATTCCTTCGACTCCTCTAAAATTTCGAAAGGCGTTTTCAACTTCTTCTTGAAAAGTACTATTCATGCTATTAGAATATGAAGCCTGAGGTGTTAAAGACTTTGCATCTGAATAAATATCACTAGCCAATAAAGTGGCTGGTTCACCATTTGTTGAAAATGTAACTTGCAAGCCTTGAGTGCCTTCGTTAGTACCAAAAGTAAAAAGTCCATTTTCTATAGCTTTTCTTTGCTGGTAACGGGCAAGGTTTGCAGAATTATTTCTAATATCCTTAATGTCTAAATCGGATCCTTTAAGAGCAGTGGTGGCATGATTTCTAAATTGAATTAACTCATTTAATATATTTTCAAAAAAATCTTTCTTTTCGCTATACTCATCTGCATATGCACTACCTTGTAAAGCAAATTGTTTTTCATTTTCCCCAAAATCTTTTTTTAATTGCCTAATGTATTTTTTATTTTCTTTTATTGCAAAAGATTTTCCAGCGGCTTTTTTCATTTGAGAACCAAATACGCCAGCTTTATTAATACTATCTATATCAATTTTTTTTAGTTTTTCATCCTCTTTTTTTCCTTCTTCTTTTTGTTCTTTTCTGCTTTGCGCAATAGTGTTAGCAACAGCTAACGCACCACCAGCTAATCCCTCACCAAGCCCTCCTTTATATTGTATTGCTTTTGGATTTGCGTATTGTCCGTAATTGTAATTTCCGTATGTTACTTTTGGTAATCCCATAATTTATTATATTTTTAACCTGGATGGTATCCAAAATTTCTGTTAGTATTAGTGCCGCTACCGGCGTTTAATTTCCCCCAAATCCAAAACTACCACCAGCACCTCCACCAGCACCAGCCGTGGCAACAGCGCCTAGGAATGACATGGTGTTAGCTCCCATCGCGCCTAAAGCATCAGATCTTTGTTGTCCATATTGCTGAACCATTGCACCACTTCTAGCTATATCTGCAATTTGTCTACCCTCTTGTGCTTGAAACATAAAAGTTTTCCCTAATATATCGGCCTCTTGCATTCTTTGTCCTTCTGCCATTCTCATTTGCATTGCCCCCGCTTCTCCTTGCGCTCTTAATTTAGCGTTTTGTGCTTCTTGCTGTTGAATGTTGGCTGCAATTCCTTGTTTACCTTTTAAAGCAGCTTGAGCTAAGGCGGTTGCACCCGCTGCGCCAGCGCCCGTAGTTCTTAGTGTGTCTAAAGTATTTGCTAAAGATATATCTGCTTGTTCTGCTTGCATTTCAGCTGCGCCCGTAGCAACTTGTAAATTAGCAAATGGGTTTGAAATCATACCACTTAAATCCGATACGTTTTCATATGGATTTATAATTTTTTGTCTATTTGCTATTTGTTGGTCTAATTTTTCTTGAGCATTGATTTGCTGCTTTCTAGCTTTTCGGGCCGCTATTGCACTAAATACTGCCATATTATATATTTTTTATTATTTCGTAGGAAGGTTTACTATCAACAATCCAATTTAATTTTTTATGAGTTTCTATTAAATGTTTATTTCGACCTATTGAAAATACATGTTTAATTCCCTGATCTTTTAAAACTTGCTCCACGGCGTTAATTAATAGCTCTATCGCGTCTTTTCTGTCGCTTTCTCTATATTCTGGATTAGATATAATCCATTCAAGTAAAGCTGCTTTAGAATTAGTCATATAAACAAATCCAGCAACTACACCTATATTGTTTTTTTCAACAATAAATCCACCTTTTCCATTATCTGGCAAAAAGGTTTTGGGTGGTGCTTGCCATTCTGGCCACGCATCCCACCATTTAACTAATGTTTCATAGTCTGACTCATTGAGTCTGCGTATATTTAATTTCATTTAACTTGATTTTACTATATTATGCGATACGGTAAATAACTCAACTTCGTCTGTTGTAGAGTCGTGCTTCATTTTTACTGTTGTAAAAAATCCTTTAATACCGGATACATCTACGCCTATAATTTGGTTTTTTGCAGTCAAAGTAGTATTATTTCTTATATGGGAATAATATTTGTTTTCTTTTTTAATAAAACTTGTGCCTAAAACTCCGCTTCCAATTGAAGTTGAACTTTTTCTAATAGGCCAAGATTTCATTGCTAAATCGGTTTCTGAAGATTCCATAACCCAGTCTGGGCTTCCTTCATAGTTTATGGTATTAAAAGATTTAACCACAGAGGGTTCAGCATTTACAACAAAAGTTATACTGCTTTCTTCAAATCCATCATAAAAATAATTTCTACTGGGATTAAGGGTACCATGATCCCATATATAATTATCTTTTATTGTATAAAAATTTTTATTAATACTAAAGCCAAAGTCAGGATTGTAACTATAAAAACTTGTCCATCCTTTAACATCTTCTTCAAAAGCTAAAGTATTATATTCAGTATTGTTTTTAATATTCAATACATATTGGTCTAAGTTATCATCATACATTCCCACAATTTTAGAAGCTGTAGATAAATTATCTTTAAACCAATCTTTCATGCCTGCTTTAGATATTTCTGTTATACCATCTCTTGATAATCTTAACACCGCTCCTCTACTTTTATCAGTAAAATACTTTCTATTACCCTTTAAAGCAAAACTTTCAGGGTTTTTACTAATCCCATATTTTCCTGTAAATGGTATAATTTGGCCTATAACAGCGGCTCCTGATGCGGTTAACTGCCCCCCTTCAGCTGTAAATAAGGCATCTTTATCAATTAAAGCTCTACTTACTTTATCTTCTTGAAATATTAACAAGTTTGTATCTTCTGCGTGTAATTTCTCTATACTACCATTAACAGGATCTACAGACCTAGTTATTTTATCACCCGCGCTAAAAACGTTTATTTTATTAACATCGGTTTTAGAGTTATATATACCAGAATATATTAAAGCATTAGCTCTTTTATTTTCTTCGTAGTTTTCATTTGTAATATAAGCCTTCGGACCAAGACCGGCCGACGCCTCATTAAAACCTCCTTTTATTCTCGATTCTTCCACATGAACAGTGTTCTGATCTGCTGCCCTAAGAATAAAGGTATTAAAAAATTGAATATCAACTACGTATGCCATACTTTAAATTATTACATTTTTTACTGCTTTTTTAAGCTATTGTTACCGCCCTGACCACACCATCACTACTTGTTTTAAAAACAAACGCCGCAACTTGATGACTGCAATAATTAGGTCCGCACATAGAATGCCAATCACCACCCGCTCCATCTGTAGCAGAACCCGTGCTAAAAAGAGCTGTTCCTGTTGCGTTGCTATACACTATATCAAACTCTTGGGGCAATGCATTGTTTCCATTGTGCCATGCTTGAACGCCTGTTGGTTCGTCAACCGCAGTAGCTGCCGTTGAATTACCATTGTAAGATCTCCAAAATTGTGTATAAGGTGAGCCAGTCACTGTAATTTTTAAACTAGTATTAGGGCTATCACTTCCAGCAACGTCACTAGATTTTAAAACCAAAGTGTCGGCCATACCATTCGATAAATTAACATTAGCACTAATTACACCTGTATTAGCATCAATACTGTATCTTCCTGTATTAGTTTGAGAAACCAAAGTAAACGTAACATTTTCTGTATTATTTGCTAAGCCTCCATTTAAACCAGTTATAGTTATACTTGTGTTCTGATTAGCTTGTACAGCCGCTATTGTTACACCTGGGGCTGTGTTTGAAACGTTATTGCCAGAGCCAACATTAATTTTAGCTGGAGTATTTTGCAAAGTAATTAAATGAGTTCTAGTATATGTTTCACTTGTATTATTTCTTGTTGCCGTAACAGAAACTATAAATTGGTCTGCAGATGTGTTTTTAAAATTAAAAGTTGTTGCTGTAACTAATTGATTCCCGCTTATTGCAAATATGCCAGGCCTAGAATTACCTAATCCGTCTGTTATACTGTTTATTGCAAAAGAAGCACCACCCTGTACTGGGTCCCCATTTGATTTTCTAGCTGTAAAAACACATACAGTTGAACCAGAGGTGTCCGCTTCATTAAATGTTGTTGAATTTACAGTTATATCCGTAGGTGCTTCACCAGCGCTCGCGGCTATTTTATCTTTTAAATCTTGCAATAATCCGCATGAGGATGTTTCGTAATATATATCAATAGATGAAACAAACGGCTGTGTTTCAAAAGCATATAGACTAAACGCTTTTGTTCCAGGCGCCCAAGTACTAAAATAAGAGCCTAAACCAGTTGGCATTTGTGCAAATAAAGGATTTTTTTCTTTAAGATACACTTCATTTAAAACATCAGTTGCGGCTCCTCCATCTAGTTTTTCTGTTAAACCTTGTTCTAAAGCGGTACCAATTGAAGTAACTTCAATAAAATCTACCCCGGTTTGTTGTTGTAAATTTGTGTAGTTAGCTTGTAAAACATTATTTTCTTTAATTTTTGGTAAAAGTCTAATATTGGAGCCTTGATTACCAGTTTCTGCATTAACATCAGTTACATCTCTAGGGACTTTATTTATATTATCCCCGTGGAGTAAAACAAAAGAACTACGGTCGGCAGCGCTTGTCAATGTTCCAGCCTCTAACACTTGCGGTGAATATACGTTATAATAATCTTGTTCTGTTTGTTTAACTACAAACCTATAGGAATACCATCCTAAACGATTATCAGCACTGTTATATATATCGCTTCCAAGCGGTGTATTAAAAGTTGTTTTTAAACAACTATGATTCCAAGAGTTCGAGCCATTTGTTACAACACCAGTTTTAGGGTCAACAAAAGACGTTGACTCGTCTGGCAGTATAACAGGGGATTGCCTACCATATCTGTCAGAAAGAACAATACCTACTTGATATGTTCTATTTGATTTTACAGAAGACAATAAATATTCTTTATTTTTTAAGCTTTGATCACCGCTCCCAATAGTAATACTAGATGTATCAAAAACATCATCTGTATTTCTATTTTGTAAAAAATTTCCGTAGATTATTCTATTACCAGATATTTCTTGTGTTTTAGCTTTAACTGGTATAATATCTGAAACCCTAATTAAATCAGCTTCTGGAAGTGTTTTTGTTGCTTTAGTTGACTTGTAAATATATTCGTAGGTATATCTTAACCTTGCAGATGTGCTACTTATAACCTCTATAATAGGCTTTACCGTTAGTGATGAGGTTCCAACTTTTATTATATCTATTACTTTTATAGCAGTGCTATCAGATTCAGAATATAATATTTCAATTTCTTTTATTTTTAATTTATTACTCCACCCGTAAGGTGATGAGGTGCCTACATTGAAAAAATACAAATCTGTATTATTAGCTATTGCTGGGGAAATAGAAGCCGTTGTATTAAATGCTGTTGCTGTGGGTGTTCCAGTTACAACGTATAATTCATTATCAGCAGTTAAAACTATATTATTAGCAGCAATTGTACCAGCAGCAGTATCTATTGCATGGGTTGTTCCCGATAATCCCGAACCATTATTAACTTTGGCGGTTGCGTGGGAAGATATAGATTCATCAAATGGAAGAGTAATTAATAAAGAAACTTTATTAGCCTTATTAACCATATTGTTAACTACTGTAGTTTTTGCAATATCTGATATATCACTAGACGTTAAAATACCCGCCATACCACTACTAGATGTCGAATATGTTCCATCATTAAATGTTTGTGAAGCTTTTCCAGGATGAAAACAATGTTGAGTAAACGGTGCCATCAATGAATATTCATTATTATCATATTTAAATCTATATGAAAATTTAACAAATTCTTCTTCAATTGTTTTACTTTTTATAGAAGAATCGTAAGATAATTCTACTATTGGAGCAGCATAAGGAGCATATTGTGCAACGCTAATTTTGTCTTCTAAATAAACATCGTTACTATAGGGATTATTATTCCCTAACGCTTTGTCTATTTCTATTTTTCTAGGCTGATTATAATTATCAGTCCAAAATAAAATATTATCTAACCGATTTAAATGTGTTATAGGGTGTTGTTTACTAAAATTTAATCTATAAGAGTCAACTAATGTTTTAAATGTTCCATCTTGTTTTGCATAAAATATTTTACAAACAAAAGAAGACCCAGCGTAATTAACTAAAGAAGAGCTTTCAGAAGCCGTTCCATCAAAATTTGTTACAAACCAAAATATTTCTCCAGTTAATGAATCTATATATTTACCTATTGTTTCACAAAAAGGAGCAGACGTGGGAAGATTTAAATTATCATTAAATAATTTTACATTTCCTTTTATATTTTGAACAGTTCCCACATCTGAGTTTTCAGATTTTGAAACTGTTATATTTTTTGCATCTCTATACTGGCCGTTAGGTAATAATCTATCATCAAGGTCTTTATTCATTTTACCTTGAACGAAGTTGTTTTTAATTTCTGGCATGTATTAGTGTTTAATAAATTTTGATTTACCTCTCATCACTTGTTCTAGTTCAGCAATTTTAAGGCTAGATAATCTTAATTTAGCATTTCTTATTGCTGCTCTTTTTTCTTTTCTAAATCTATTTATAATGTATTCAGGAAAGTTTGCTCTTGAACTAGCAACACCGTAAGTTATGTATTTATATATTGCGTCTTCTGCAAATTTATGTATTTTCATTTCATCATCCGTGCCTAAACCATCTGATGTGTACTTTAATGTAACTATTTGACCAGCTAATTCACTTGAAAAGCTTATTTTGCCATTTAATTCATCTATTATAAATACGCCGTTTTCTTGTGTAGTTTCTGGATTTGAACCTTTTCTACCGCCATAAGAAGTTATTTTTTGTAATCCTATGCTGGTATCATAACTAATATCTTCTTCAGCAAAGTTACCTGATATTTTTCTATTATCAAATGTTTTAAATCTATCATCTGTTACAGGCGTTCCAGTTAATAAAGAACCATCAACATCAAATAAATAATTGTAATCATCGTCTTGTAATATTGATTCTGATGGCTTAGATGTATATCTGGCTGGATAAACAATGTGCTCAATACCTGTATCATCTATAAAAGATATTCTCACATAATGGATATAATCTTGTGGCATTGGTATAGATAAACTAGTGCCAACTTCAATTTCTTGTATTTTTTCTGTTCTAGCTATATCGTAACTAAATTCTTGTATCCCTCTTTTAGCATGGAATAATACATCTGATTTTTTTACACTAGGTATTAATTTACCATCACCAACAAATGCAACCATGTAGTTGTTTATAGCATCGTTTAAAGATATATATCTGTAATCCCCAAATTTATTTAATGAACCAGTTGGTTTAATTTCTATAATTTTACCAGCAAGCGGAGCGCCATTGTTTGCAAGAACATCTGCATTGCTTACATTACCCGAAAAGGTTACTGTTGGGGAGCTATAACTGTAATTATTTGTGTTTATTTCTTTGCCATCTACAAATACAACAACACTAGTGGGAATTGATTCAAAAGCGGCTGTGGTTAAAGTAAACCCTGTAGCTGAACCTGTGCCAACAAACCCTTGTGATTTATTGTAATACGATTGATTTGTTTTTGTAATTAATCCCATTTATTATAAATTTTCTAATTGAACTTGTGAGTTTGCTTCAGCACTAGCAGCTTGAATTATTTGTGGGTCACTGATTACAACCCCAGCATATTTTAAAATTCCAATAATTAATTGAACTCTATCAGAAATATGCAAGTCAAAATCAGTAGATGCCGAAGCGGTGTATGTAATAGCCCCATAAGCATCTGTAGCACCTCCCCATACTGGTTCCGCTGGTATTTTTATATAGTCAAAAGTAATATTCTCACCAACTAAACTCATAGGACTTACTTTAATACTTTGATGATCTCTATAATAAACAGGATAAGTTTTGGATGGGGCTGTTAATTTAGAAGAATTAACATAAGTAAATTCTGATTTATTTATTTCATCAAAATTTACTGTTCTATTTAATCTTGAAAGATTAATTACTTTATATATATCTGTAGGTAATATAAAGTTGCCACTTACTAAATCAGTGCTTTCTATTGGAAACGTATAAGGATTATTTGCGCCTGTCATTAACGCTTGGGCAATAGTAATTACATCGCCCGCTGCATAACCTGATCCCGCTTCTGTAACTGTTATTGAAACAAAATTATTTGCGGTGGCTACAACAGTAACTTTTAAACCTGTGCCACTACCATTTGAAGTTGTGGCTAAATTTGAATATGTACCGGCTGTAACTTGTGTAGGAATACTAACACCCGTAGTTGTTGTTCTAGTCCTTACATTTGTACCAACTTTTATTCCGTTAATACCATACATTAATAAATTTGCTTCTTTAGATAAAATATCTATTTTTTCTTTAATATTTGATGGAATATCACCGTATTCTGATACAGAACGATTTAAATTACTTTTTACAACTGCTCTATTGTAGTCATAAAAGTTTTTTTCTAATATATCAAGTTGGACCTGTGAACCTATTTTATTAAATTCATCTGGCGTTAAAAAACCTCTTGATTCTTTATTTAGTATTGATAATACTGTTTTATATGTTGTATCAACTGATATTGCCATAATATTTTTTTATATAATGATTAAGCCGCTTACTTGCGGCCTAACCACTATAAGCATTTTATTTTAATTTTTTTTCAATAGTTTGATAAACTTCAACACCTTCATCTGTTTTAAACCACGCAGCTAAAGCTGAATACGGATTTTCATCAAATGGAACTGTTATAAGTTTTCTTCCTGTCGATGCCCAAGTAAATGTTCTTTGGTCATTTGATAAAACAATAATATTTCTTTCTGCTGCTTTTATACCAACATTTCTAATATTTATGTTTTCATCATTTGCAAGTTCTAAGAATAATTCTGGGTTGTTACGAGCAAATAGTAATAAATCTCTTTTAAGCTCCTTAGAAGTCATCGTAGATACCTTGTCGCCCAATTCTGTTCTTAATATTGCTTCAGCGTGATCAACATCTACGCCTTGCGCTGTTGTTAATGCACTAATTTCTAATTCAATAAAATCAAGATCGTCTTCGGCTATTTTAACAGGGTTGTGTTCTATAAATCTATTCCCTAAATCAGGGTGCATAGATAAAAACTTTTGTAAAATTTGTTTTTCTTTTGGAACGTATAAATTACCATCTCTGAAAATAATATGTGATAATCTTTGCGGTCCTTTCATTTCATCTACAAATACTGTTTTTTGATTTTCACAGTATTTAATTTCTCTTTCGTATCCTTTTTCTTCGTCAAACCATAATATACCTCTGGATTTTACCATATAAACTATTGGCGTTTCATTTATGCACAGTTCATATATTTTATCCTTTATTTCCCATTTAGGTTTAACTTCTTTTGTTTTTTCTTTAATTTTTGTCATGATATAATATAATATAATTAATAAAAGCAAAGAGTACCCCCACTATTACCGTGGGGATAAACTTTACGTCAAATTTATGAGTCAAATCTCATGAAGTTGTTAGCAGCTTGTACTACTAAACATCTTTCTGAAAGATAGTGAATCTCCATTTTGTCATCACCGATTGTAGATGCTCCACCTACTGAACCAGTAACCCAAGATTTTAATTTTCTATCGTCAGCTTGAGAAGCTCTATATCTTACGTGTAAGAAAGGTCTTCTAACATTGCTTCCTAAGTTTTGGTCATATACTGAAGATGTTCCAGCAGGAACTAAAAGTCCTTTTAATGATCCTACAGAACCTCTTGTAGATTTATCGTTAAGATATTTCCAGTCAGTTTTGTAGAAGTCATAAGAACCTCTTCTGAATCCTGTGAATCCAAGGTTTAATGCCATATCTTCAGAGTTGTTAAATACTCCGTAAGCAGTTCCACCTTGTGCTCCAGATGATAAACCAGCTAATAAGTCATCTATGTAAAGATTTGCATCTCTATCTAAGAATAACATATTTTCTTCGATAGCTCCTTGCTTGTCTAATTCTTTTAATAAAAGATCAAACTCAGGAAGCTTATCAGCAGCTGGAGTAGCTGAGTCAAATTGGTTTGTCGCTACGATACCTCTAGATCCGATAGCAGCTAGTAAACCTTCAGAACCTTCAGGAATATCAGCGTCTGCACTTGAATGAGATTTTTCTGATTCAATTGCAATCATTTCTAAATAGTCATCAAATCTTGCTTTTGTATCAGCAGAAGATTTTAAGTACCATAAGTATCCAGACTCTCCGCCTTCACCACTTACTTGTACCCACCCGATTTGAGCAGTGTCAGATCCGTTGATTTCAAAGTGATCTTTGATAATCATTGGCTTGTTAGTGAAAGTTTTGAAACCAGGCTCAACAGATTCAGTCATACTAGCAGTTCCTTTTTTGAATTCAGAACCGTATACGAAAAATTTGATTGCTTGATTGTCTGTAGTCGCGATTCCCGCTAGGTCATCAACGTTTTCAGCACCGTAAGGCTTAATTGTTAAAGCGTTGTTAGCTGTTTCAACTCCAACTTTAACGAAAGCTTTAAATACAATACTGTTTACCTCACATACTAATGTTGCTCCTTTTCTGATCGCGTGTGTTTCAGAAGCTCCAGAGTCAATACCAGTAATAGCGTCGATTGCACCTGTAACAGGATTAATCTCACCGTTGTAAGATAAGTGTAGTCTACCTTGCTCAGACCAAATTACTTGATCAGAAGACATAGGCATTTCTGCACTAATTTGTGAAAGGAATCCAGAAATAGTTCTGTTCCCGTATCTCTGTACTTCACTTTCGTAAAGCTCAGGTAGATATTGTTTAGCCCATCCGTCATTTTGGATGTCTAAGTAACTCCCTAGTGTAGTCATCTTCGATGCCGAAGGAGTTAAAATGCTGCCAGCCAATGGGCCAGCAAATGATGCGTTTGTTGCCATTTTTTAAAATAGTTTTTAATTAATAATTCTTAAGTTTAAATTTTAGCTTAGAATTATCATCCCCAGAAATAGCTTTTACTTTTAATCCACCAGCATCAACATATCCGCTAGAAGTTTTTCTAGGATCCATATTAATGTTTTTAGCTTCGGCACTCATTTGTTTGATTGCATCTGCTTTACCTTGTTCATAAAAATGGTTAGCTATTTTGTCAGGATTAGAAGCGGCAAATAAAGCTTTATGGTAACCCCCGGCGTCCTGTAACATTTTATTGTCACCAACATATCTATTGAAAACATTCAATAAATCACTCTGAGTTTCTTTTACTTTATTAACATCTTTTACATTGAAACGGTATTTCTTGTCTCCTACGTTGAAATTAAAACCTTTAAATTCTTCGCTAAAAACTTTACTAGTTTCTTGTTGAAAATGTTTTGTTTGCTGCTTTAATAATTCTTCAGCTGATTGTTGCTCTTTATTGTATCTGTCAAAAAATTCAATAGCTTTTTGCTGTTCAGGAGCTAATCTGGAACCCAACTTGACTTCCTTATAGTACTTTTCCTTAGTTTCGTTTAAAAACTTATTGGCATTTGCGACTTCCTCTTTGAGAGCAAGTTTTTTTCTTTTAATATCCCTTTCCTCATCGATTTCTGCGTCAAATGAAAATTTATCGTCTAATAAAAACGACACTTCATCATAACTCAAATGAGGCTTAGTTTGTTTATAGTATTCTCTTAATAATGTATTTTCATCTACATTTGAATAGTCAGCGCTAAGTCTAACGTAATCTTCAAGAGTTCCACCAGTTTCTTCCATAAATTTTACCAGATCTTGTATATTTTCTGGTAAGTTTACTTCTGGTTCTTGTGTTTTTTCTTCCTGTAATACTTCTTCAGGTTCCGGTGTGGCGTCGGGAGCTTTAACGCTTCCATCCACTCCTTCCTCTTCAGTATTATTTTTTTCATTTTCAATAATTTCTTCCAGTACAGGCTCTTCTACTTTTTCTTGCTGTACTTCTTGCAGTTCCACTTTGGCTTCTTCCCCATTTTTTTCATCTTCGCTGCTTCCGCGTAACACGCCATCTTCTGGGCTTTGTTTTTGAACGGCATCTGTTTCTTCTTTTGATTGATTAATTTTTCCTAAATCCACAGTGTAATCGCCATCTTCGTTAGTTGATAGCTTTTGTACCTCTGCTTCTTTTTCAGCAATAGACTTTTCTTCGATGTCTAAAGCTTCTGCTTTGATGTTTTCTGACATAATAAAATATAATTGTTTAAGTATTATCTTGGATCAAATTGTTCTAATCCAAATCCACCTAAGTTATCAAACCCAGCGGATTCAAAGTTTTTTGGTGGTTTTCCAGATTTTCTCTGGTCTATAAGTTCACTTTGTTGTGAAGCTTGTATTTTTGTTCTTTTATCTTTACGATCTTCTTTATACTTCTCTTTATTGTTAATCACCTGATTGTCCTGCTCTTTAAGCTTCATATTAAGCTGAAACTCAAACTCCATTAGTTCTTTTTTAATTTGTGCTTCTCTTTCAAGTTTTGCAATATCAAATTGCGATTGTGCTTGTGCAATTTGTACTTTTGTTTCAGCAATCCCTTGCTGTTTTTGTATTTCTGCGGCGGCCCCTGCTTGAGCTGACTGAGCGTTAGCTTGAGACTGTGCTTGGATATTTTCCATTTGGATTTGTCTATCTTTTTCAAACTTTTGCTTTCTTCTTAATTTCAACAACTGATTAGCTAATTTTAAATTTCTAATTTCTCTAACATCAATAGCATCTTCTAATTCTATTTGCTTTTGTGTAATAGCCATTTGTATGTTATTTTCCAACAATTGTTTTTCTTCTTCGTCTGGAGATAATTCCAAAAATATTCCAAAATCATGAATATGTAAATCTTTAATTTCAGCAAGAGTAGCAACATCAACTTTACCTAACGATTGTATGAAAGAATTTTTAGTATTTGAAAACTCTAATATATCAGATATTCTTAATGATATTGCTTCCGCAGTTTTTAAAGTAATATATAAACCGGCTTGTAATATATGTCTTGTAGCTGTATTTGAATTAGCAGCAGCTATTTTTTGTAAACCAACTAGTGCATTTCTATCTGGCGTGCTACCATCTCTTGCCTCATTCAACCCTGTAACATCTCGCATCATTTGCAAATAATAATTATAAGATTGTATTAAGCTTTGTATTTTTGAACCACCAGCACCAGCTCTTAATTCTTGTATTGGTACTTTCCCATTATTAAATTCACCATCTTGTGTCATTGATCTACCAATAACAGAACCTGTTTGGAAATACATATTCAATGCTTCTTGCGGATTATAATTAGTTCCATTACCCAAATCAACTTCTGCTAAACCATCAGCGTCCAAATAAACACCATCGGGAACCATACGAGATAAAACTTGTTGAAGCTTTAAATGTGTAATTTGAATCATATCAGCAAATGATGTCATTCTACTAACTAACGATTCAGTTTTCCCTTTGTACATTCTAGGTGCTACAATATTGTAACTCATCTGAACTTTTGTAATATCAGATTTAGGCCTTGTCATATTAACAGCCTTTTGCCATTTTAATAATTTATCATGACCAACAATTTTTGCACCTTCATATAAACACTCTATAGATCTATTTACCTTTTCAAACCTAGCCCTAGAATCCTTAGGGGGATTGAATGTATCGTCTTTTTTAATTGCTTTATCTGCTCCACTATTAGTTTCTTTTATTTTATATACTTGGTTTTGAAATGTTTTATATTCAAAATACAATACATTTACAAAATTTTTATCAGCAGAATTAGTTCCTAACTGATTGTATAATGTAGAGCCATCACCTTTTCCCTCAATTTCTTCAATATCTTCGTTTGTTAACCCTGGAAATTGTTTCTTTAATTCAACCAAACTTACTCTTCTAACTTCACCAACATAATATAAATCATCAAAATAAGGTGAGTCTGTGTAGGAATATATTAAATCAGAAGGATCAACGTATTCTAGTTTTATACCTTCCGCAGTATTGAAGCTGTTCTTAACACATCCAATACCTAAAACAGTAATATCGTAATCTAATCTTTTCTTTAATAATTCGTATTTGTTTAAATTAAAAATATTATCTATAGCTTGCTCTTGTGCTAATTCTATAGATTGTTTATAATTTAATTGCATATGTAAATTAAGTTCATCTTCTGACTCTGGAATCGACTCTTCTTTATTACTTAAAGTATTAACGCCGGTTGCTTCTGATATTTTAGCTGCAAAATCACGAGCGTACATATCGTTAAGCATTTCATTAACATATTCTGTTCTTTTTTTACTAGCAATAGGATCAACAGAAAATGCTTTTAATCCATATGCTCTTTCGGCAATACCATTAACAACTATATCCACAAACTTTGGAATAATAGGTACTGGCTTCCAATCTAAATTTAGATAAGATAAATCACCGTTAATGGATAATTCATCTTTATATTTTTTAATGCTTTGTTCGCCTCTAGCATATAACCTAAGGTTATGGTAGTTATCTCTATTAGAGAAATAGCGAGATCCTCCTGAATCTTTTTTGAACCATTCTGACTCAACAGCTTTAGCAATTTGAAGTCCATAATCTAAACCTCCTTTTTCTGCGTCGCTAACTGCTTGACTCGGAAAAATACCTTTTGGTGATACTCTTGCCATCTATTGTATTATTTTTGAAAAATTTCCATTATTGTTATATTTAGAAAAACTAAAATTAACTTTGCTTTTTAATTCTCTTGTTTGATTTGGTGCATATCTATTTTTATTACATGCCATAACCGCTAAGCCTGAGCTTATTGCCGCATCAAATTTTGTTCTTTTGTTTATATCAAACTTGGCCCAATCGTTTAATGTATTATTAAAATACATATCGCCGTAACTGCCATCTTCTTTTTCACCTACATAATTATTTATATAACTTTCAATTGCAGCGGCATGAGCTTGTCTAATATCTTCACTTGAATTCGGTATACCTCCAATTTCTTTTTCAGTAACCGATAATTTATTCCATATTTTATCAGGTCTATTCATTGAATAGCCTCTATACCCTCTTCGTTTTAAATAGTATAATAATCTAGGCTTGTTGTTTTCTGCTAGTATTGGCATACCATAAAAGTGTAATGCCATTAATATATCTTCAAAAAACATTTCCGCTGTTTGCGGTCTAGCTATATATTCTAAAAAAAACATATTAGCAGGAATTTCTTCCATGCTAAACTTTGTGAGACCGTGTAAAGCGCCCTTAGATCCTTGACCGTCGGTAGTCCCGGATATATCGTAGCTATCGCAGCCAAATGCACCACTATGTTCGTTTCCAGGATATTTAATTCCATTTTTTAGTATTACTTTATTTTGTAAATGTGCGGGTGGAACCCAACTAACATTAAATCTTCCGTTTGGATTAGGTATAAATTCAACTTTTGTATCTTTAATACCATTTTGCCATTGAAAGCTTCCCTTTGTAACTAAAGCACTATACTTTGCTTCTTCGTTAAAATCTACTTGCTCGTATATTTTTACTAAATTAAATATACTATTTTTTGTTTCGTCTCTAAACGCGTGCTCTTCTGTTCTTGGAAACTGACGATAAAATTCATTTAAACCGTCTTGATCTCCTTTTAATCCCTCAACTTCATTCTCCCAATGTTTAATAACCCCGATGTCGATATTATCTCCTTGGTGGTCTTTGACAGGGTTGCTCGGTGTGTTAAAGACAGGTATTCCATAAGAATCGATGAATCCTTCGAAATTCCATTCCATAGGTATGAACAAAGAATATAATCCCGAGCGAGTCTGTCCATTCTTATTTCTTTTCGTGACGTCCGAGTCATTATATAGTTTTTTAAAGTTTTCACCACCTTTGTCTAATGAGTTGCTTGTTGAACCCATCATACACTTGCCAATTATTCTTGAACCTAATCTAAGAGTTGTTTTAGTAACTCTCCAGTTGTTAAGAATGTTTTCTGGTCTTTCCCATTTACCAGCTTCATCATGTACAAGCAACGTAAGTTTTTCACCATCATAACTGTTGTCTCCAGTATTTTTCCAATCGATAGTTGTATCTAACCCTTCTAATTGTAATGCTTTGTCTTTTGATTCAAAACGTTTACGAGTTAGCTTTGATGCTGGCACTCTATATGCAAGTTCTGTTTTAGGTCGATCCATACCATCTTGAATCGGTTTAAAAAAGAACGGATAGTTAATTGATATTGGAACCACCTTATCTGTAAACATTTTTTTAGCATCAGCACCAGACTTAGATAATATACCGTATCTTGAATCGGATGATATGGTTGCTAAGTTAACTGTTTCACCAGATGCCATAAACGAAAATCCACTACGTCTATTTTTTAAATAACACATTCCGTAACTCCTCGTATCTGCTTTACAAGCTTCCCAAAATATAAAGAATAATCTATTTGCTTCTCTAAAATCAGGTTTACCTACATCAATCTTTGTCCATTGTAGGTACATATAATGAGTCCCTGTTATATAAGTTGGCGTTCCTTTGTTATTAAACCAATATCCTTCATCTCTTTTAGTGAATTCGCAGTCTATATAGGTGTGCCACCTTTGCTTAAATTCATCCGGATAATCTTTCCAATCAAATATACTTTTAACAGATTTAAGCTCCTTAGGGTACTCGTGTGCAACCCACTTATTATTTGTGTTATCTACGTTTGTTGGTTTGGGTAATGCTATCTTAAGACCCTGGATGCTATACACATCGCCAATTTGACCACTTTTAGATATAACCACAACATCATGTTCTTTATTGTACCCATATTTCCATTTTTTAGATTTATTTAATCTTTTAATGGTGGTTATTTTTATAGGCTCAATAACCTCATATAAACTTTGCTTATACATTATTTAGATCTTCTTTCAGCAAACCCCTTAAAAGTGTCTTCTTTTTCTTTAGGTTTATTTTCTAATAACCCTTTTTCTTCTTCAATCCTATTTAAAATCTCAAATGCATCGAATATTGCGAGCTTTTTAGTGGCTGCAGCGTTCTTGAGTCTATCGGCTGAAATGTCATCATCAGTTTCAACGATAGGTTCTTTAGCAACCTTAACCAATTCTTTGACTGCATCATAACCAGCTTGGATTATATTCTTTTTCGTTTCCTTGACGTTCATATTTAATAGATATTTCTCTTGTTAGTACTCTGTACATTCTTTCACCTTCTACAATAAATTCATATTCACTGCTTGGTGTAAACCCAACTAAATCTTCTTTCTCTATTAAACTGCTAACGTCTTTATCAACGTATTTTATAATGCCCCTTAGGGCTTGTTCTTTCTCGTTATTTAATATATTAGTAGATTGAATTGGTTTAACGAAGCAAAAGCCTTTAGGCGCGTTCCATTCGTTATTTCGTTTATATAAGTATATTTGATCTGACTTTACAAAATACAAATTATCTTTATAATAACTTCGGCTGTTTTTTTCTATACCATGCTGATTATACCATCTTCTAAATACATTGTGATGCAATATAACTTCATCCCCTATTTGTATTTCTGTATTTTCAGATTTTGGTACGTTTAAAACTATTCCAGTACGACTAATATACCGATGATCAGAGATCTCAGTGTTGACTAAGAGCTCTTGACCATCTATATATTTTTTATTATCGTATCTTTCGTTTTTTGGTTTTATAATAAAATCAAATAAACTTTGCATTAATATTCTAAATTGTATTCCACAGCTATTGCCATGTTTTTATTAAAGTCTTTCCACGGTAATACTTCTTTGTTCTTTTTAATATAAATAGAAAACTTATCGTCATTCTCCACTATATCACATATCGTATGGCCACCATATACTTCTTGGCCAACTGCATAGTGCATAGCGTCATTCTTATAGTCTCTACCTATACTTATTTTACGAACTAGACTCATCTTCCGCGATTTCTTCGTACGTACCGTCTTGAATATTAATTTGTACTTTACCGTACTTTTCTTCTAACTTTGCTTGGAATTTATTTAAATCCATCTGAACTTCAGAAGCAGCGTGGTTAATTTTGTGTTTTTGCAATTCTAAGTTTCCAATTTGAGATGCGGCATTATTTAATTTGCCTACATAACCTTGTAGTTCTTCTAATTGTTCTGGTGTAATTTTTTGTTCTTGGTTTTCCATAATTTTAATTTTTTTTTAAATTTAATTTAATTGTTTGGGTTATAATTTATTATCACTTGTTTTACTTGATTTCTAATTATTATTCAACAGACGCAGCAAAAGGTGAATGAAAGGTTTTGTCTACTGGGGTTTTTTGTAATGCAATTTGTGCATTTAAACTAGTCTTCATAGAAGCAACATCTAACCCAGCCTCCAGCCAAGCTATTACATCGCTTTCCTTTAAACTAGCGTATTCTGTAAAATTATCTTTATCGTATTCTACAGAGTGAGTTCCTATGTTATTTGCTTGGTAAATATTAGGAGCCTCGCCCTCTGAAGCTCCATAGGTCCAGTGAATTGTGTTGATAACATTGTCTTTGCTATCGTGTGAAATTTTTGCGTCTAACGCATTAATTGTCCATTTGTAAGTTATTGCCATTTTTTTTATTTATTTATTTATTTATAATAGTTTTCTAAATCTAAAAGATATTGGTGCGGATGTTAAAGCACTTGATGTTTTTATTTGTAATTCGCATCTATTTGCATAACTAGTTCCATCCGCTGTATGTAGTTTTGTTCTTAGTTCTAAAGTGCTACCGTTCATAGCGTGTCCGGCAGCGTGAAGAGGTATTTCATCAATATCTGTTGCGTTAACATTACTATGATACCAACTCATCATACCACTCCAATACATACCATACCAAGCACCACCAGTGCTTCCATGCGCATCACTATATACCTGAACTGCAAACGTTCCCGAGCCACCTATATTAGATAAACTAATATCTAAACTAGTCCAAGTATTTGCTGTAGTTGAAACTGTTTTATTTATAGTAACTAACCCATCTACAAAAGCACCTGCTTTGGGTACTAGCCCCTCATGTGTAATTTCCCCCGCAATATCTAATTTACGAGTTGGCGAAATCGTTCCAATTCCAACATTTCCATCATTCTGAATAACCATTCTTGATACACTGTTTAATCTATCAAAAAACTCTAAATCTGTACCCGCGCTTATATTAGTTCCTATTTCCCATCTATCCGCTTGAGTTCCACCTGAATTAGAATTAAACCAAATTGAAGCATTTTGATTATTAATAGTAGATTTTACATAAACAATAGCTGCGTTTGTGTTTTCTACGTGTAACTTAGCCGCTGGAGCTGTTGTTCCAATACCAACATTACCACCGCTGGGATTTAATAATAAATTTCTCAAAGTTCCACCTTCTGCAGATTGAATCCAGCCATAAGCATTTTCTACAACCCCTAAAAGCAGTTTAGATCCTCCAGTGGTGTTAGTCACAGCAATTACTTCATTTCCATCTGCTGGTGAAGCACTAGGACCCTTAACCTCTAGTTTTGCTTGAGGGTCTGCTACTCCGATTCCAGTTTTCCCGTCATTTAATACTACAAAATCACCACCTGTTGTAGCAATTTGTAATCTAGTATTAGGTACATTAGCTGTTCCACTAGTCACACCTATTTTAAATGGATAATATCTTACACCAACCGTTCCTCCGTCTTTAATATAAAATGTTTCATTACTAGATGAATCAGTTGTTTTAAAAGCTAATCCACTTGTTGCTCCAGTACCTTTTATTTCTAATTTAGCATTAGGCGAAGTCATCCCAATTCCAACGTTGCTCCCAACAATATAATTATTAACATTTGATTGAAATAAATGAGTTGTTACATTGCTATTATCTTGTAATACCAAATAAGGATTAGCATTATCAAATCCCATAAAAATATCAGCGCTACCAGCAAAATTACCCCTAAATATATTTGTTCCATTAGAACCTACTATTTCTAATTTAGCTGTAGGCGATGTTGTTCCAATTCCTACATTTCCTCCTTCAAATAAAGCAGCGTAATTTGTTGAAGCACCTTCTGCTGTTACTTGTAATCCAATGTTTTTTGTTGCACCACTACCATAAGCGCCACCTTGGAATCCCCAATTTGTTCCAGATGTGGTGGAGTTAACTGCTTGTATTGCCCTAGTATTATTGGTAGTTCTAACTTCAAGTCTATAATTAGGGCTAGTCGTTCCTATTCCAAAATTACCATTTTCCAAAATCGTAGCAGCATAAGCACCACCAGATTGTAATCTTGTGGTAGTTCCAGCTTCCCCACCAAAAAGCATAAATCCTGCATTAAATCCAGAAAATCCTTTTGTCGCACCACTAGCGTTATATTGAATTAAAGTGTAATTAGTGTTTGAATTATCCAATTCTACAACACTATTTGCACCAGATGTTATAACTTCTAATTTAGAACCAGGCGTAATTGTTCCAATTCCCACTCGGTCAGTAGAAAAATCAACACTTAAAGTATCTGTGCTTCTATATGAATTACCTCTAAATGAAAAAACATCATTTGTGCCAACACCTTCACCAACAGTAAAAACCCTACTTGTA